CTGGATGAAGTCGTGTTCCGCGCAAACTCTGCGCCAAACAGGTTTGCACTCAAGCAGCGGATTGATTCTCTTCTCACTAGCTACCGCCGTTCGGGAGTTATTGATTTCCACGAAGTCACGATTGATGACAAAAATAACAAAGACTACCACGCCGCAAACGGTCAGCTTAACGTTGATGTAATTCTTCGGTTCGTGTACCCGGCTGAAAAAATTCGTCTGGTCACTACAGTCACCGATACCATCATCACGTTCAGCGAACTCACGCAGGCTCTCTAAAGTCCCGAACAAGGAGAATAGCAAATGAAAATTACCCTAGACGAAGTCAACCAGCAGAAAGACATTATGGACACTGTCCATTTCGCCTTGCGGTTTGGAAATATTCCGGGTTCGGGTGACAGCGCGCCAATGACAATCCTTTGTCAGACCGCTTCTATCCCCGGCGTGAACGTTGAACCAGTCGAAGTCGGTCTTCATGGCCACACCGTTCGCTTCCGTGGCCGCAAGGTCTTCTCAGGAACTTTCAGCGTTGGTTTTGTTGAAAATACAAACTACGACATTCAGAAGCGTCTTCGCAAGTGGAGCGAATACACTGTCGGAACAAACTCATCCGCCTCGCAGGGCTACAAGTCTGACTATTCACTGACGGCAGAACTTGAACTTTACGACATTACGCGCAAAGTTGCAGACCGTCTTTCAATATATGGTGTGTGGCTTCAAGACCTTCCGGAAGTGCAGCTTGACGGTCAATCGGCTCAGGCCATGTTGATCAACCCGACGTTCACGTTCGACTACTTCACTTCAATCCACCACGACTTTCTCTAATATTTTATGAGAATTAAACTGGACGATGTAATCAATGAAGGCGATCTGCTCATTTCGACAGACTTTCTGGTCGAAATGGACATTCCCTTTGAAATTCGCCTGTCTGTCCAATCTGCCCTGAATGCCTTATCGGCAAAGGCACTCTCGGTTCTCTGCCAATCTGTAAATATTCCAGAAAAAACTGTGTCCACTATGACAGTCGAACTGTTTGGACACAGTTACAAGTTCCGAGGTAAACGGGAAGAAGCAACGTCCCTCGAAATGACGTTCGTTGAGACGGCAAACATGCCAGTCTACAATGCTCTGAACTCTTGGTTCGAATACGTGAATAAATCAAACAACGGCGATTCGCCGGCCAAGCTAAGAGGTTCTGGCAAAGAAGGCTACTGCACAAACATTTACGTGTCGCCGCTTACGACTACCGGCGAACGAGCAGCAGAGTTTGTGTTCTACAACGCTTGGATCAAGTCTACGCCTCAAATGCAATTCACAGGCGACAGTGCATCACCTATTCTGCACTCTGTCAGCTTTGAGTACGATTATTTCACGATAAATCCCGGAGTGAAACTTCCGGGCGGGATTACTATTCCGGGCGGTTTGGGCAGCGCTATTCGCGGCCTCAGTGGAATTTTCTCTTAATCGTCTTCAATACTGAAGGCCTGATAGGTTCAAATTCATGTTTGATATTTCTGAAATATTCAGAAATGGCGGCGGCGTAGGCTCTGGCAGTCAGCTTGACCGTCAACGTGGTGAGTTTCTTGACGATCCGGCGCCGTCTTGGCGCTACGCGTGCCGGTGGCCTTCGATAACTGGCTTCGACGACGAATTTGTTCAAAATAATATAGTCGCAGAGACGGTTTCGTTTCCCATGAAGGGTGCTGCACCCATTGGACGCCATGCCGGTGCAACGATGAAATTTTTCCCAGACTTCCGCGAGATGCAAGGCTTCAACGCTACGTTCTACCTAGATCAGTATCACCGCGCTTTGAATTATTTCTATGTCTGGAAGTATCTCGTTGCGGATTCGGATGGGAACTACAAAGAGTCGGACAAATACAAGAAGGACATGGAGATTTCGGTCTTCTCCTACGACAACTCAGAAAAGGCTGCCACGACATTCAAATTATTCGGTGTTTGGGCGTCTGAGGTAAACCCAATTGAGCTATCTTATGAAAATTCAGATAGGCTACGTTTAGACGTTACGTTTTCGGTTGATGCGAGCGACATTGAGTTCACAAACGGCGGCGAAAACAAACTTACGCCGGGATCAATCTTGCAGACCGGACAAAGCATACTGCGAACAGGTCGGCGCGGCCTTCGCGAGATAACAGATATAGCGCGCCTTTTCTAAAGGAGAAAACAGGTGAAGGTTTCAGAAGTAAAAATTTCAGATGCTGGTCAAAAGCCAGACACAGAGGCTATTCTCACAGTGCTTAATGACCGCTTGATGAAGAGCGTAGAAGCTGGCAAAATTTCAATGGAGGCTGCGTCACGCGCCCTCGCAAAGTTTTCCTCTTCGGGCGACACACAGGCATTCGAACAACTGATCATCGAAGTCGAAAAGGTGGAGCGCGTCCAGCAAGAAGGCGACGTGATCACAAACATGCCTGAACGGCGCGGGATCGTTGACGCCAAAGAAACTGACCCTGACGAAGAAGAAGATGAGGCTTTTGAAGCCGAAGTTCTGAAGAACGAATATTTCGCAGCCGTGATCCTTCCCGACGAACTCACTCCGGAAGTGAAAGAAAAGTTCATTCCCATCGACCTGCCTAGCGGCAACCTGTTTTACGGCGTCAACGAGATACGAGCCAAGCCACTTGGCTTTTCAAACATGAAAAAAATGAGCAACATTCTGGCCCGGCAATCGTTAGACATTATGGTCAATGCCATTGCGCCATGTATCTCCATCGATATCCGAAAGCTTACGCAAGGGGACTTTATTTATTTCCTGTATTGGCTTCGCACGATGAGCCTGCCCAGAACTCCGATCACAATGCGTTGGCGCTCGCGCTACGGAACGATGGAGAGTCTGTCGATCGACATGACAAAAATTAAGGAAAACAGGATCAAGCTGTCACCTGTAAAGAAAAAAGAATTTGCGTCCTTTCAGGCAGCCGGGTTTGACTTCCCGCGCGTATACGACATGCTCGCCGCGTCACGTTATGAACATGAAAAATTTGAGATGGAAGACGTTTGGACTATAGAGCGGGTCCAGTTCTTTAGCCCTGAAGCGGGCGAGACGTTCGGTGACCGAATTGATCGCGTTTCGGAAATGATGGAAGACAGCCTTTCGCTTCTCGAAGACCTGAAGGACTTCCGCAAATTATTCGAACATGGTGTCGAAGAGATTGCCAAGGTGCAAGCCGATCCCGACAAGTTTGATCCAGTTAAAGCCGCCGACCACCTTGAGGATCAGGCTAACCGTATGGAAGCCGCAATCTCGATCTACGGCTTTGATCAAAAAATGCAGGAAGACCTGATAAGCTTCCGTGAAGAAGCCAAGGAAATCCGCGCCACACTTGAAAAAGGAGGCAAGGCCGTTCCGCGAATTGAGACCATTCGCTGCGAAATCGATGCCTTGAGCTTCTTTTCAGCAATATAAAACCGAACAACTTAACGAGATAGTGTTTGTTCTTGCTACTGACCGTAATATTCAAATAAACGATGACCACTCTTTCAAGGACGTTTTGCAACTCGTAAACTTCCACAAAGAGCGCTCAAAGAACGAAGATGAAATACGTCGTAAAGCCGAACAAGGTGCCAAGAGAGGTCGCAGGTAATGGTTGATTTTGTAGACGATACTCCACCGGCCCGAGGTCGCGGAAACCGCTTGGCAGGCAAAGGCGGTGCGTCCGCCCTTGCAGATCGTTCTGTAGCTTTGGATAAAGCTGCAAAAAAAGCAGAATACCAGCGAGAGTATCGTAGAAAGAAAAAAGCTGAAGCTGCACTCTTGAAGCAAGCTGACGAGGTTGTAATCACTCGTAAGCTTGCACAGAAGTCGATGGTTACAGCCCAACGCGACAAAGTAGCTACAAAAATTGAAAGAGAGCAGGTCAAGCGGGCGACAGCAAGACAGCACGAAGAGCAAATCCTTAACCTTAAAAATATAGAAAAAGCCATTCGCTTGATGATGAACCGTCTCGACGGCGGTTTGTTCGGCGGCGGTATGGGTGGCGGGCTGTTTGGTTTTGGCGGCGGCGCTGGCGGCAAGGGCAAAGGCCGTGGCAAGGGCAAAGGTGGTGGCGGTCGTCGTCGCGGTCCTGACGGTCGATTTATTAAAGGCGGTGCGAGGGCAGGAG